AATCCAAAGCTCTGTTTTATTAAATTTTTTAGTATAGACATCAAACAATGTTCTAAAGTTTTTTATTACAGTATCAACATTCTTAGGATACCTGTTTACTCCAGGATGAGAATCAGGAAAACAATACGTACAATCAAAGTCACAAATGTCAGTTGGCCAAAATCTAATATCTAAAACATTAGAAGGTTGTGTTGAAACTATTCTGTTAAGTTTTTTAATCATAATAAGTGTGCTATCTCTGGAAAAACATCTGCCGCTTTTAGTCCTCTAATAGCGTCTAGTTTGTTTACATACTCTTTAAAGCCTGGAAGTAAATGACTATTATCCTTTGCATCCATATGATCCATTACTGCTTCCCAACGTTTCCAACCATAAGGATTAACTTTCCAGTACTCGTCGTCTTGTCTATAATTAGCAAATAACCAATCTTTAAATTCTAAATAACGTTCTCTAACTTCTTGCTTATCTTCTTTAGGTAATATTTGTATACTTAAAAATGTAGGAATGTAAAGTAAATGCATATTAACTAATCCACCACCCATTTGTATACCACCCGGGACTGTACCTACGTTAAGTTTTTTAAATTTAGATTCTACTTTCCACTTCATAAAATCTGGTAAGTGCTTTACATTAAAAATTTGTATAGCAGTAGCTAAACTTGTTTGTATATTATCGGGCGTATTATCTAACATATGAAGATTCTTTTCGACAGTTTCCCATTCTGTTGGAAAACGTATGTACTCATCACGTTGATAACAAGCATCCATGCTAACTGCAAATTTAACTTTCTTAAACTTGCTCCATAACTCAATTAAATCTTCGTCTACTAAAATACCATTTGAATTATAACGTAACAAGATTTTATCTTGATAACCTTGACGTATAATTTCTTCAATAAATGTTTTATGTTCTCTAATCATTAAAGGTTCACCACCAGCAAAATATACTTGCTTTAAGTTAGGAATTTGCTTATTCATTTCCTCCCAAAACGTTTCCTTCTCATGCCACTTATTATTAAATTCTGATTTGTCCCACGCCATTTGTCTTTTAACTTCTGGATCATCTAGTTGTGGAACTAATTGTTTCCAGTCTTTAACCCATTGACTAGAATCATGTGGACTACACATTACGCATTTAACATTACACGTATGACCTAAACGCAAATCTAAATATACTAGTTCTTCCGGAACTGTACCATCTTCTTGTGTTTGTTTAATTAATTCAGGAATATCTACTCCGTCTTTATACCATGTACCTGTTTCCCAAATACGTTTACTAACAACACCTATTTTTTCTTCTTGAAAACATTTAGTACAACTAGCAGGAATTTGTTTATTAAGCATTGTAGTTCGTACAGACTTCATATAGTCATTATTCCATGCTTCCATTGGAGTTTCACGACCAAAGTTTGCCGGTTTACCGTGTTCCATTTTTACTAATCCTACTTCATGGTCACCAGTAGCCGCTCCGCTGGCGTTAGCACTACAACATAATCTCATATCGCCATTAGGTCTTGTGGCAAAGTGTATCCATGGTAAAACACAAAAGGTAGGAGAACCGGTAACGTCTTCTAATTCACGTTGCCATTTTCCTAACTGCGAGTCTGCAGGGTTAATCCAATATTCGTTACTGTCTGTCATTTTAAAATCCTACTTAATCTGTCTTGTGTGTCTTGCCAACCTTTAACTGCTACGGGCCAAGTAACTTCCTTACACTTACTGAGTGTGTAGTCATTACCACTAGGATCCATTGCATCGCCAAAGAACCATATCGTGTCCTTAGGGTCAAAGTCTCTTAGGATTTGACTCTTGTCAGTACCTATAGGAGATATATCAATACCTGTTTCGCCGCCGACAGTTGCAATTAAGTCTGGAAACTTTTTATTAAATTCTCTAGCAATTCTATTACGTTCTTTTTCTACTGTATCATACTTTACATACAGTTGTCGTTCACCCATTGTAGCATTTCGTCCTACAATACTAAAGTTAACCATACCTGTACGTTCTTCAATGTGTAGTCCTGTTCGTAATCCAAACGTACTTTCTTTAAGAGTTTGTTCTAACCACTTCCTAGTATCGTCTAGAAGTGTCCACGGATCAGCATACACGTTCTTACTACCTTCGTAGGCATCGCTACCTGAACAGTTGTAAACACGTTGGGCAAGGCTATATATTTCTTCCCCTATTTGTTCTATTGTTTTTTCTCTGTTACTACCTGTTACTAGATAGCAATCATGCTCTGCACAAAAGTTTGAAAAGAATACTGCAAAGTCGTCGTTAATCGGTCTGCGGCTTGGAGTTAGTGTGCCATCGACATCAAATATAAATTTATTCATTTTAAAATCCTAGTGCAAGTTTTGCCGCTTCGCTCATCATATCTCTAGTAAAAGGCGGTGTATGAGTTAACTTAACTCTAACTTCACCTATTCCATCTACTTTCATTACTGCCTGTTTAATACTTTCAGAGATCGCACCAGCCATTGGGCAAAACATAGATGTAAGTGTATGCGTAATAGTAACGTCCTTGTCCTTAATATCAATATCATAAATTAATCCTAAATCAAAAATATTGATAGTTGTCATCTCTGGGTCATAAACAGTTTTTAATTGTTCTATTATTTGTTCCTTCATTTTCTACCTATAATCATATATCTGTCATACTTAGGTAACTCTAACGTACCTGAATAAAACTCTTTATTAATTTTTGACTTCCATTTAAAATCTTTAAGACTGTCTGAACAATTAATATGCTCATCAAGTTCCTTAAAGTTATTACTTTGTACAACTATCCACGTATCCTTTGGAACTTTTTCTAGCCAAGTATTATATTGTTGTTGTGTAATATGTTCACAACTTGTATTAATAACAATGTGTGGCTCTTCTGTATATTCATAATTAGCCATATCTTCTGTAACTGCATCAAACTTACCGTCCATGGCATATTGTTTGTTCATACTTTCTGCTATGTCCTTACACGCAGGGTCAATATCAACAGTTCTAATATGTCGTACACCAAGTTCGCTATTAAAAAGTAATGAAGCCAAGATTCCATACCAACCTCCAAAAATAACTATTTTATTTGTTGCCGCATGAGTAACTTTAGCAAGATTTTCACATAACCAAACTTTGCTATCTAACTGTCCGTGCCAAAAACTTTCTAGCAAACGTTTATGATCGTCTGCATCCCGGATCGTATCCATCCAATAAGCTATATCGTTTACACTAACTTTCATAAACTAACTCTTTTGGTATTTTACTGTCTGCACTACTTACACACGTTGGTGTTATACAAACTTTAGGTTTTTTAAATAAAGTAAATCCTTTTTCAATAGTACCTAACGGTTCATCATGACAGCTATAAGCACGTTTAACTTCTCCGCCAGGTTCTCGAATAATACAACTTTGGTATCCTGCATTACACATCCACCCTTTAAATTTATTAAACTGAAAAGCATTAAGTCGTTCTGCTTGATCTAATGTATATTCTTTTCCTTCTTTATCAAATAATGCCATTTGACTTATTTCTTGTTCCATCTCATTTTGTAATATTTCTAATTGAGCATCGCTATATCCTTCAACTACTGCACTTGCTGTATCATTACTTTGTGGTTTAAGAGTAACGTGTAACCCTGCCTGTTTAAAACGTAAAGCTCTTGCATAGTATTCACCAAATCTATCCGGAACCATAACTTGATTAATTGTAACTAATACTCCTTGCTCTTGCAAAAATACAAGTTTGCCTGCAAATTCTTTTTCATTAGAAAATTCTGCATGGTAACTTGCTGTTATACTTTTACGATCTAATTTCTCTGTTGCTGTTAACCATTTGTTCCACCAATTAAATCCCGGACTAGCATTAGTAGTCATATGTACACTAAGATAGTTACTTACAGGTTCTTGGTATGCTTTAATTAAATCTATTAAGCCTTTATATGCTGTTGGTTCACCGCCACTAAAGCTAAAATGAAATTTATCAAAGCCATTAGCTCTTGCTTGACTTTTAATTTCATCCATTGTACGTATATATTCTAATAGAGGTCTGTGGTCTACAGTTTTACTTTTAGCATATGGCCAACAATAACTACAATCGTAGTTACAAAATCTACCTAAGATCCAACTAACTGAAAAAACATTATTTTCCAGCATTGTACGTTGTCCTAATTTAACTATATTTTCAAATGGTATCATGCTATATGCTTTGTTGTGTTATACATTGTTTTGGAACACGCCTTAATACACGTCATACATTTATTATCACCGTTCCAATAGTTGTCCATATCTTTCCATAGCATAGTATCGCTACTAAGAATGCCGTCTTTACAATTAGGTACCCCAATGTCTGTTAACATATCCTTTGTATTTTGTACTGATAAGTTTCTTAATGTATGAATAGGCAATGTTTCTGTTAATGGCTCTTCTAAATAGTCACTACCTATTAAACAACAAGAAAGTATATTTCCGTATGGGTCAACATATATACCTTGATCTTCCATACACTTTGGTTTAATTACAGCATTAGAAATAGCTTGTTGTCTAACATCTTTATCTAATAAACTTTCTAATGTTGTATTAGGTACTTTTTTATATTCTGGTCGTGTAGCTGGTTCAAGGTCGTATTCATAATTTCCATCTAAATCTTGTACTGCAAATTTTTTCATTTCATAAAATCTTGTAGTACTAACAAAATTTACTGACTTTACTCCCTTACCTAATAAAAAATATTCAAGTGCATCAATATTATCTTCATTATGTTTAAAAACTAAACTATCTACTCTTGCTATTCCGCCGGCTTTAATATACGCTTCCATATTTTCAATAACTTTTGAAAATTTTGTATTCCTTCTATATAACTCGTGTGTTCCTTCAAACCCATCTATTCCAAAAACAACTTCACTAGTATTTTCTGATCCTATTACTGAAGCAAGTTTACTCCACCATTCTTCATTACGCATACCGCCATTAGTATGAAGTGCTAATCTACAAGTAGGATTTGCATCTCTTACATACTGAAAAATTTCTAAACAGTCTTGGGCAAATGCAGGGTCACCATAATTTCCACAACTATAAAAATTTGTTAGCTGAGCTAAAAAATCTTTTGGGAACCATTCTTTAAATTGCTCTATACTAATATCACCATTACGGATAAAAGGTCTTGTAGCACCTCCATGAAAGTTCCTTGCACACATTGGACATTGTGCTTGACACTTATCAGTTAGTTCAATATGAACTGTTTTTATATCTTTAATTTTCTGCATTATATTGTTCTTTAAGCCATTCAAAATCATTTATTTTAAATAATGCTTCTTTATTACCTTGGTTTGCTTCTCCGTATTTTTTACCTGCTTTAGCACCCATTATAGCATAGTCACCATTAGGCTTATCCATACCTTCATTACACCATACCATTAATCGCATTTCAGTTTCTTCGTCTACTTGTCCTCTAATAAGTTTACTTGATAACTTAACACATTCACGAAATGCACTTTTCCAAGTATTAAAAGGATCAGTATTAAATGCTGTAATATTACTAATTTCTATATGAGCAAAAAACTTATTACTAATACTAGTTGTCATATCAGGATGACTAACATCCATATCTATTGTAAGTTGTCTAGGTAATAACTTTATACCACCAAATCCGTACTCTAAAAAGTTTACAGGATTTTGACAACGCCACACATGAACAGCATCCATGTCCCATTCACTTGCAATATAATCAAAGTTAAAATCTTCTTTTAGTTTAGCATCACCGTCTACTACCCAAAACATTTTTGTAAAGCATTTTTTAGCCGCGGCTATATGAGCTTGATGTATACCTTTTACTCCATGCACACGTTTAGCCATAGGATATCGTGCTTTTAAATCTTCATAAACTTCATCTGCATTAGGTTCTTGATAACTTATAAAAACAATATCATACATAAGGCGCAATCTCTTTTGCTAGTTGTTTGTGTAATTTTCTGCCAGGGTGAGCATGGTCTGGAAAATCATCTGACTGTTTCATATGGTCAATAAGTGCTTCATAATCATTTACTATTTTTTTAAATTCTTCTGCTTCAGCTAAATCCGGTCTAAGAGCTTGTATATTATTTAGAGCTTCCCAAGATGTAATTAACGGTATATCTTTACCTAATATTTTTTTCAACCAATCTTTATGAACGTGCTTAATAAAAGAATAATCTTTTTCCATATCCCAAGTACGTCCCCATCCTTCAATTATAATCCAAGGAATTTGTGTTTCATTATAAACACGTTGAGCAGATTCAAATGCAACTCGTGTTAAAGTACGATCTAATTCACTAATTGATATAGCATCGTCTATACCAGCTTCATAACTTGCTTTAAAATGCTTTTCTAAATCAACTAGGCCGGCATCAATAGCTTGAGAACGCTTGTGTTTAACTCGTGTATAATTTCTAGCAGGTTCTGTTAACATCCAAATAATAACATCGGGATTATAAAATACAGGAGATGTAAAAGGAGGTGCTAACCCTACGGCTTCTTCTGCTCTAAAAACTGCTTCAAAGTTTCCAGCGCCACCAAATGAATAATTAGCAACTGCATGACCATAATCTTTTTCTAAATAATAACCAAAGCCTGGCCAAACTAACTGAAAGGGTTTAGGATATTTTATATCAATATACTTGTCTTGATTAAACGGTCTAAAAATAGTACTATCTACATTGGAAGCACAAGCAGGGCCAGGAATTATCTGTCCCCATTCACCTAATCCGTTACTGTCTCCGACTATTAATATTCTTTTCATCTTGTGTTGCCATAATAAATCACCTTGTGTTTAGTAGACTTATACTTTCTCCAAGGATCTACTACAATACTATCATCATTCAAGTGGCAATATAATTCAGAATGTGCTAATAAAACAATTGCACTAAATGGTCCTTTCTGTGGACTTACCAATGGATCAACTTGAATACAATGATAATCAACTTCTGAACAATAATGACCAACTAATAAACTATAACTACCGTCTACTATTCCTACTCCTGGCTTATAACTAACGCCATTTAAGAGTATTGGCAGTTTAGTTTCTTCAGCTAACTTAACTAATTTTTTAGCCATGTTCTTAGCTTGTACCTCTCGTGTATGCATTATAGCATCAAACAAATCATATTGCAAGTCCAATTTTTTGGCCATATACCGTAATGCAATATTATCTCTTGGGTGGCAAGATCCACCGTCGCCCATTCCTGCTGTCATATATTTTGAGCTAATAATTCGATTTTTACTTTTTGAAAGAGCGTTAGTGACTACATCAACATTAATATTGCCTTGTCTTTCAGCAACATCTTGAATCATATTAACAAATCCAATTTTCATACTGATAAATGTATTATAAAAAACTTTAACACACTCTGCTTCGTCCCACGTTCCTACTTCATAACGTGGTTTGTTTTCCATTACTGTTTTATAAAATTCTATTAACTGTTCTGCATCAGCAGTTAATTTTCCGTCTTTGGTTCCTATTATTACCATTTCAGGATTTACCATATCCCAAGCTACAGTTCCCATAGCTATAAAATAAGGATTATAAACAAATCGTGTATTTGTAATTAATGGAACAAATTCACTACGAGTAGTACCTGGTAAAACAGTACTAATAAGAACTAATAGCTGATCTTTATTCATACTATAGTTTGCTTGTCGTAACACATCAATAACTATGTCATAGCCAAAGTCTTTAGGCTCTAAATGTGCCGTAGGGGCTTTACCATCATAGTCAGGATGATGTGGTGTTGGAACAGCAATAAAAACAATCTCTCTATCTTTAACTGTTTCACTAATTGTATCTTTAACAGCTATAACATCGCTGTTTACATTGGCAATATCGTAACCGGTTACATCATGACCTTTTTCTGCCATAACAGTAGCACACGGTAACCCTAATTTTCCTAAACCAATAAACCCAATCTTCACACTATTCTCCATTCATTATATGCGTATATAAATACTGATACAATATTTATGGCAGATTTTCTATATGATTCCTTTTACTGATTACATAAAACCCAACGTATATGTACGTGAAGTACATAGTTCTCTTGCTTTGGAGAAGCTACAAGAAGGATTTAAACAAAACGATATCTGGGATCCGGATATTCGTTGCTTTCATGCGTTAATAAAGTATCCAGAATGGAATAGACAAATCGATCTTTTTCAGTTTTTAAATAAAAAGATGATAAAGAAATTACGTAAAAATCCAAAGTTCTTTTATCTATTTGATGCAAGTACTGAAGGATTTAGTACACTATACGGCAATACTCCGTTCTTCGATGTATTATATTTTAATTGTGCAAAGTATAAAATTCCACCTAAAAAAATTATTTTTGTTTCATCTAATATGGTTGATGATGAAAACTTACTTAGATATAACCACGAAAATAAATTAGACGAGTCTATTAATGTTGTTTGTTTTAATAACTTTGAACAAATGCTTTTTGGCTTAAAAGATTATACAAAAATTAGAAACAGATATACAGACGCAGACGACGAAGTTCTTGACAAGATTACAGAAAAAAGATACCTTGAAGTTTTAAAGCATACTAAAAGATTTTATTATGGACAAAAATATTACCTAAGTCTTAGTAGGGTTAATAGGCCGCATAGAATATTAAGTGCTTACGAACTATTTAATAGTAGTATCTTTGACAGAGGTATAGTAAGTCATGATAAGTTTGACTCTAAAATAAAAATTAAAGATATTCTTGCAACACTTCCAAAGCATTGTGGAATATCAGAACTTCAATTATTAAAGTTTAGTAGACTATTACCATTGATTGCAGATACTGAGGATTTTAAAACTAACCATGCTATGAATTTAAGTTCTCATTTACATTGGTCAACTTTGTTTCAAGTAGTAGGGGAAACATTTACAGAAAACTGGCTTGGTACAAGTCAATTTTGGAGTGAGAAAACGTTTCGTTCTGTATATCATATGCAACCCTTTGTTATTTGGGGGCAACCTAATGCTAATAAAAATTTACAAAAGTTTGGTTATAAGCTATACGAAGATACGTTTGACTATACATTTGATAGCGAAAAGGATACAGTTAAGCGTTGGAGAATGCTTCTAAAAGTAATCAATGATACTGTAAAATATCTAAATAAGTTAAGTACAAAGGAACATTTAGATTGGCGTTTCAAACAACGAGAGATTCTTAAGCATAACTACAAAGTAATGTATCGTAATGAACATACTAGAAATGCTATGACAAATATGGCATTTAAAATAAAAGAGATAGCTAATGACACCTGAAGAGAAAAAAGAACAGAAAGCCAAAGAACGCAAAGAACTAATGAAGAAGTTTCTTGCCAAGGGTGGTAAAATTGAAAAGGTACCGCCTAATATAACTAAAGAAATGTTAAAACGGGGACAACTTTAAATGACAGACGGAAAAAAGATGTTGGTTCAACTTCCACCTAGAAGGTTGTTTACATTTGGCTGTAGTTTTACACACTACTTGTGGGCCACCTGGGCAAATATTTTAGGATACGAATTTAGTGATGCAAAATTCTATAATTTTGGCAAGTCCGGTGCTGGTAATCAATATATTTTTAATATGTTAATGCAGGCTGATGCGGCATATAATTTTACACACGAAGATATAGTAATTGTACAATGGACAAATGTAAGTAGAGAAGATAGATATTTTCATGCTGGTTCAAAAGCATTAGGAAAAAGCGAATCACAATATGGTGCTTGGTCTACTCCAGGAAACATTTATACTCAAGACGTTTACGACCACGACTGGATGAAAAAGTATTTTAGCGAGTATGGTGCAATAGTAAGAGATTTAGCTTTTATTAAAGCGGCACAAGAAATGCTTAAACATAAAACACAATGGCATTTCTTACAAATGAATAATTTAGTAATATATGCTAATCAATGGGATACCGCAGTAAAAATAGAAGACCGTCCAAAAAAGTTTGGGCAAAGAACACGCCTCCAAGAATTAAGAGATTTGTACGCTGAACCAATAGGAAATATATTACCTAGTTTTTATGATGTGCTTTTTAATAATAATTGGAATTCAAAATTTAAAGCTGACAGAAAGTTAGTTAATAAAAGTTTTCAAGATGGTCATCCGCATCCATTAGAACACTATGATTATTTAAAACGTGTATTCAAACATGAATGGCGTAAAGAAACTAATGATAAAGTAGGTCAAATACAAAAGCAATGGATTAAACTAATGAATGATGTTTCGTATGGTGCTGATAGGTTTAGTATTTACAGCCAACCTAAGCGTTGGTTAGATATGGCACGTTATGAATTAGTTATGCGTAACGAAGATAATATAGATTCTAGAACACACCGTTAAGTTCTGGAAACGTTTTATTAAAATCTCTATTTCTTATTTTATCGTAATGCTCAGTATAAGTTTTAAACTTACTATGAGCTTCGGGATCATATTCCGAACTTTCAATATATCTCAATACACCCTTTAACTGATTAATTAATCCATTACTAGTAGTTGTTTGTAAATGCGTTGCAATCTTTTGATACGCAAACTGCTTTAAGTTACCCGGCAATATAGAAAGAGTATAATGTTTAGGGTCTACAATATTATATAAAACAACATTTGAAGTATCAAATCCTTTATGCTCCATATATCTTAAATGATCAGTAATAGTTATAACATTAAACACACTTACAACAGTACTAAAATTTAATTTAACATGAGGCGATTCTGTTTTAATAAGATTTAAATTGTTTTCAATATCACTCCAAACAGTTCCTTCTCTAATATATTCAGCACGGTCGCCAAAGCTATCTAAACTAGCATCAATTTGAACAGACTTAAATTTATTCCATAATTTAGTAATACATTCTTTTTTATAAAACAAATTACTAACATTAGAATTATACCTTAATGTAACATCAGTTCTATTATTATCAATTAAGTATTCTAAAATATCATAATGCTTATCAGTAAGTAACGGTTCTCCGCCAGCAAAATAAAAGACTTCTATATCTTTATAGTGAGGCTTAAATTGTTCATATAACGAGTCGTTATTTTCACCTCCTGCAAAAATAAAAATATTTTCCTTGCCATCTTCTTGAGCCCAACTAGAACTATATGTTGCACTACACGTTCTACATTTAAAATTACAAATATTACTCCAACGTACATCCATATAACGTAATTTCATTTCATCTAAACTACCGTCTGGATTAGTTTCATTAATAAATGGCATAAATTTTGCAAATTGTTTATTCATATGCATACGTGAACTGCTATTACCTGCACGTTCATGAGCCCAGCATTGTCTACATACGCTAGGTTCATCTCCACTCATCATTTGTAAACGTAATTTTTTATATGCAGGACTATTCCATATTTCTTTTATTGGAGTATCCTGAGTATTACCTAATGGGGTATTGTAATCACCTATACAACAAGGTAATACTTTGCCATCTGCATTTGCATACATATGGATCCACGGTAAAATACATAGTGTTTTAGATTTGTTTGCAGTCATTATAAAATTTTTCTAATTCAGGAAAAGTTTGAACTAAATTACAATCTCTTCGTTTATCAAATTCAGTAAACCAATGATAAAAATCAGTACGAGCTTGTTTAAGTTTTACTTCTTCATAGTTAGTAGTTTTCATATAATCTACTACACGACGAAATTTTTCAACTTCTAAGATAGTAAATTTTGTACGGTCGCCTTCTTGTTCATTATTTTCCAAAAATTCTAAATGCTTATACATATACGGCATAAATTCTTCTTTTGGTAAGATATTCATGTCGTATATACTTGGCTCTTTTAAATGCGGAGTATCAAATCTTATACGTTGCCATTGAGTTTCGTTCGCAGTGGAGTTATATTTTGTTCTCCACTCAAGAATTTTTTCTAATAATAAATTAAAACTAGTTACAGAAAAAATATTAAAAGTAATCATAAATGTTACAGGCCAACCTGTATTACTTAGATAATAATCTAAATTTTGTTCCCATAATTTAATATCTAATCCTGTACGAGCATACTCGGCACGAGGTCCCCAAGTATCAATACTAGTGTAAAGTTTAAAACTTCTAATTTTATTACCTGCTTTTAATTTCTTAACAGTTTCTGTTAACTTTTGTACTAGTGCAGGCTTAACACCCATGTTACTATTAACTTCTATTTGTATATGCGGTTTAGGATCTTCTTCTAACTTCTCAAACAGCTCCCATAAACTTTTATGCATTAAGGGTTCTCCGCCAGTAATACGTAATATGTTTAATGTCTTACTAACTTCAGGCCACCATTTCCACCATGCTTCTACATAGGGGTTTTCTTCTTCCCTATCATACACCTTAAACCAGTCAATATCCTGTCTATGTGTACTTGACATAGTATAAGGACCATGGTCTTCTATCTCTTTCCAGTATCTACTACTAGCTTTGGGGTGACAATACCCACATTTAAAATTACATTCATTAGAAAAACTAATTTCTATGTATTCAGGATTAACATTAAAGTCATCTTTTGCATTTTTAATCTCTTGGACACGAGCTGGTGTGTATATACTTGCTGTTTTAATATGCCTATCACTAATATATCCGTCACCCATAGCTTCAATTTTCCAACAATAGCTACAGCCATCTGGTTTTTCTCCACATAACATCTGTTTACGTTGTTCTTTTTTCTCTTTAGTGTTATGTAACGCACTAGGATTAGTTTTAATTTCTTCTAATGGTATAGGGTGCGGAGCAGGATGATAACAACTATGTGTTTCTCCTGTTGCAAGATAGATAGTAGTATGATGCCATTTAGCCAAACAAAATGTTGGACTAAACAGATCAGTTGTTACAGGCATCACTTGCCTAATTTTTTCTATTTCTTTGTTCATGCTATCCAGTTTAGATCTTTTGCATAATCTTTTCTTTGTATTTTATCTGAACGTCTAACTTGCGGATACTTTAATACAAATAATGTAGCCTTTCTATCGTCTGTAAACGTTACATACAAATGACAATGAAGCATATCAAAGTCATGTGGTACACTTCTTTCTTCCATTACTGAGCCACCATATCTAAATGCATCTTCTAAGATAGGACCCATTTGCTCCTTCATAATCGTATCATGCCATATATCAGAACTCTCATCATCTTTCATACGAAATGTTCCTATATAGTATCTACAATCGTTCATTTTCTACCTATAACCCTGTCTGTATTAATGTAAACAGTTTTAAAAAAGTTACTTTGGTCTGCTGTTAACGGTTGTTCGCTTACTGGCAAGCCTAATTCTTTTAAACGCCAACCTAACTCACCAACGTTATGATGTATTTCATCATCTGTTACTTTACTATATTTTTCATCCCACATTTTATTAAGTATAGTAAAGTCTCTTGTTTGCGAAACGTCCCAATCTGTAAGTGCAAGTTTGCATCCTTCTCTAGCACCATAGATTGCCCAGATGCCATTATCTACATCTGTACCAACATTCATCCATATTAACAGTCTATGATAATTTTGCCACCAAACATCTTTTGTTAGGTCAGTAACTTTAGCACCTCTGTTAAGACTCATCTTAACACCTTCTCTAAATCCTGCTCTAAAGGCTTGGGCTTTAGTTGAGTTAATAATACTTTCGCTGTAATTGTCATTTAGTTGATAGTAATTGTCAAAATAACAAAACTCAATCATAGTATCATCGTTACCATCGGTGTTTTCATGTGTACGCATATTCTTAACAAAGTCTTTAGTCCACATTTTTAAACTACCATTACCATACATTAGTCCATTGATGTTAACTTTACCACACCAACTAAATTGATAATCATCGTCTACACCTAATTCCTCTAACTCGAGTACAACATTTAAAAATTTAGGATCAATAATAGTATCACCGTCTACAGTAACAAAATGTTTAGTTTCAGATAATTCTGCACACGCCTTATGAGCGGCATCTGATCCTTCTACACCATGAACACGCTTGGCCCACGGCACTTTTTGTACTAGGTCAACGTAATTTTTTTCACAGTTAGGTTCATCGTAACTTAAAAAGATTATATCTTGTTCTGCAATTTTAATATTACTCACAGGTTGCTCCTAAAATCTTTTCTGTTACAGCCATTACATCATTATACATATCAAATGTTAACATATTTGGACCATCTGATGGTGCATTATCTGGATCATTATGAACCTCCATAAACAATCCGTCAACGCCTACTGCAACTGCGGCTCTACATAATGGTTCTACATGGTTTCTGTTACCACCCGACGATGTACCTTGACCACCTGGTGCTTGTACAGAATGTGTACCATCAAATATAACTGTATATCCCGCTTCTTTCATGATATGTAAACTCCTCATATCAACAACTAAATTATTATAACCAAAAGAGGTACCACGTTCTGTAATCCAAACTTCTTTTGCACCTTCGGTTTTACTAATTATGCCATCAACTTCCCATGGTGACAAGAATTGTCCTTTTTTAATGTTAACAATGCAACCAGAGTCACACACTTCCCTAATTAAATCTGTTTGTCGACAAAGAAATGCTGGAATTTGTATTACGTCTACTAATCCGGCAATTTTTCTTACTTGGTCTCTCTCATGAACGTCTGTAAGTATCTTGAGTTTAGGATATTGTGATTTTATTTCTGCAAAATCTATAAGAGTTTGTTCTAATCCCAGTCCTCTTTTGCTGTGAATAGAGGTCCTATTCGCCTTATCAAAACTAGTTTTAAAATAAAAGTCAAAGCCTTTATTAAAAGCCGTAGTTTTACACCACTCTATAACTTTTAGACTATGTTCTAAACTTTCGTGTTGACACGGTCCAGCAATTACCTTAAATTTCATGATTATACTTCCTCCACCATAATGGCAGATACACAAAGATTCCTACTATGCTCCAAAACACTAATAAGACAGTTGCATATAATTTCCAATTTTCAAGATCTATTAATATTCCAATTGAAACACCACCTATCCAAACATAATCTAGTGTTGCATGAAAACGTTTCCATTTAGTTCCGTATTTTTCTATTAATTGATCTCTTTTATTTGCAAACCATGGATGTACATGACGCATTATTACAAAGCCTTCATTTAATACCATAGTTATAAATCCAATCCAAAAAATCATTCTAATTAATTACCTCATAATAGTATTTGTCTAATTTTTTCATTGTGTATATTGAAACAGGCTCGCCCTGAAATTCAAAATCTTGACTAAACGGTATAATAAGATACTTACCGTCTTCAAATTGAGTAAAATCAAATCTTAATGTTTTATAAAGAATGTTTGGATCATTCTTTCTTGTAACACTAAAACTTAACCTGTTACTAAAACTTACTTTCTGCGATAACAAATTAGTTTTTAAGTTTCCACCAATACTAATTTTCCAACAAGTATCTTTAGTGTTTTGTGTTATAGTTAAATCTGCATCTTTTGTTTTTCTAGTAGGCACTTCATATATTAGATCATTAACATTATATGAGTCTACTTCATCTACGAAGTAAGATTTTAATTCATACTGTTTTTTACGTTTAGAATATTCTACACGATAATGAGATAACTGTTCATTACCCAATAGCATACCTTCAACATCCTTAGGATCTACCTCAATATAGCTTCCTTCTTCTGGTTTATAATTAGGTAAGGATATAAGTTCCCCTGTATCCGGATTAAAAACAGCGTAGCGTTCCATTATAGTTTACCTTGTTCCCTTAATAGTTTTATATCTTTTCTAATTCCACTATTATATCGCATAATTTCTGCTAATATAGATAATGTGTCTGGATCTGTATTAAGTAATGCTTCACAATCTTTAGGCAAACAACGTCCTCCAAAGCCTTGTAACCCATCATCTCCTGGGACGCCAGTATGACTATGTCCTATACGCTTATCAACAGCAACTAAACTATTAACTGTATTATAATCTAACTTATGTT